TCACGCGATCACCTGGCGCGTCACCAACCGTAGCACGACATTCGCGATCGCAACCGCGCCCATGATCGCGGTCACCACGCTTTCCTGGTCGATGCCGGCGGGCAGCAGCTTGAATGTGCCCAGCACAGCGAACAGGGTCGCGACCACATTCACCCACACGGTGCGGCTTTCCCACCAATTTTTGGTATCGGTCATCTTAGTCTCCTCGGGGTTTGGCCCGCCAATCCTCGGCCGGGCGGAAAGTCAGGCGATCACTTCAAGGGCGCGATCCCCGCTCGCCCAGATCGCGTCGCGCACGGCACGTGGCAGGATGATACAGCCATGGCTGGCGGTGCCGGGATGCGCGATGCTGTCGCCATGGATGCGGAATTCGGACCGGCCAAAGGCTTGAAGGCCTGGGTTCGGAACCAGAACGAGAGTGCAGGGGCCGGTGCTCGGGCTGTCCTGCCGCGCGATGATCGTCCAGCCGCCTTGCGGGATCGGCCCGATGCCCATTGCAGCTTGCATTGCTGGATTGTTCTTGCCGCGCCCTGCGCCGCTATAGCCGCGCCAGCTTTTGCCGGCGCGCGTCAGCAGCCCTGCGGACTGATCCCAGGTCCACATGGTTCGATCCTTCGGTATTGAAAAGGTCAGCTGGCCTTGCGCCGCGCCTTTACCTTGGCGACCACTTCGGCTGCTTTTTCGGGCGCGACTTCGATCGCGAGCAAAAGCGCGTCGAAATTGCCCTGAACGTTACGCAGCTCATGGCGCAGAACCGAAAGCTTGGTGTCGCACAATTCCCGCTCGGCTTCCTGGGCCTGCTCCAGTCGCTCGATCCGTGCCTGCAATTTCTCGACCAGCCCCATGGCAACCTCGTCGGTCTGACGTTGCCGGCCTTTCCAATAGTCAAGGATCGGGCGCAGTCCCGCGCCGATTCCGCCGCCGCCCAATGCGGCCCCGCATAAGGGGACCCATGCTGGAAGAAACTCGTTCGGGCCCATAAAAACCTCATAAACCTGATCGCCCGATAGGGCGGTCACCTATCTTCCGATCTATGGTTTCGGCCTTCGCGCGCAGGCATAATGCCGGCGTGAAGGAATTAACCATGAAGTCCGTGTCGCGTACGGGTGAACCTGAAGTGGTGCTGGTGCCGGAAAGCTTTTCCAGCCTGGTGCGGAACTGGGCGCAATCGCTCTACGACAAGGCGCATGACCCGTCGCACTGCTCGCGGTGCGGCGTCTATCTGCCCGCGCACGATCGTATCTGCGCACCATGCGCGCATGAAGCTGAGCGTTTCGCTGATCAGTAAGCCGGAATCAATCAGCTCGTCCTGGTGATGCTGAGCGTACCCGTTACCGGAAAGCGCGCGGTGACGGTCGTTCCCGCACCGTCCGTCACCGCATATTTCACCCAGCCGCTTTCCACCTCGCCGAGGCTGAAACCGGCGTAAGAGATCGTGTCCGCGCCCAGCCCGTTGCCCACGAAGCCCAGCTTTCCGCTCGGGTCGTTCTGGAAGCTCAAAGTCTCGGTATAGGGTGCGATCCCGCCCGAATAATCGGATTGCAAGATGCCATAACCCTGTCCCGACAGGTCGCCGTTCGCGCCCGCCACGGTGAAGGCGGTCTCATGGTTCGGCGAGAAGGTCACCCAACAGGATAGCGGCCCTGAGCTGGTCGGCGGAGGAGGAGGCGAATAAGCCGCTGCCATCATGCCGATCCCGGTCACGAAAGGCCTCCGCCACTCGCGACCCACTCGTCCGTGCCCACCTTGAGCAAGGTACATAATCCGCGAGTCGCCAGCGCCCGGCTGCCGGTGGTGGAAGTCCCCACCAACCGCAGCGTCACGCCCGCGCCTTGCGCAATCGTGATGCTGGACGCGCTGTTGTTGTAGACCGCGATCGTATCCCCGATGGCGAATGCCGTGGTCGCGCTGGGCGGCACAGTGATGCCTGCGCTAGTCGAAAGGCCCTGGCCGACGTCGGCGAGCGCGATCTGATAGCTGGCGCTCTTGCTCGCGAGCGGGATCGCGCGATAGCCGACGGCGCGCGTGATTCCGCTGCCATCGACCACGCTTGATCCGTTGCCCAGATTGGTGAGCGCACCGGTGACCGCCCCGCCCGATTTCGGCAAGGGCGCAGTCGCACCGGCAAGCCAGGTTGCGACCTGTGCCATCAGCGTGCGGATGGCGTCGTTGATGCCGCTGGCGGGACAACCCTCGCCGATGTTGATTCCGGCGATATCCAAATTGTTTGCGGGCGTGACGTCCCAATCCGTCACGGCGGATTTGGCCATGGTGGTTCCTTTCGAAAATGCAGATAGTGAGAAGGGGGGGGGGGTGACCTGCGCACCTCTGGGAGGGCACGTCCCTCTGGGAAGCGAGGCTCGGGCGGTCGACCCCGGCTATGATGGTCGAAGGTCTTGTGTTTAGAGTACGGGGCAACCGCGATCTTCGCGGTGGATCAATGTCCTTCCCGTCATTCGGCACGCGTCGCGCGATAGCTGGTTCGTCTCACGAAGCGCATAACGCAGGCCATTATAGCTTATGGCAACTTCGTGCCCGCCATCGGGGTAGCCGCGGCGCCAGACCCCCAGTTCGGGATAGCCGGCGCGTCGGGTTGGGAGCAGCATGACCGGATTGAACACCATATCCGCTTCGCCGACGACCTTGAAGGAGCGGCCGGATGGCCGGACTATGATCACGACACACCCTCCGCTTCCGCAAAAGGGCGTGCCGCTGACATAAGCTGCAAACAAGCCGGTTCCCGGAATAGATGCAGCGGAAAAGCGTAGCGTATAGTCCGTGATCGGCTTTGGCAGCATATCGGCATAATTTGGAAGGGCGCGCGCATATTCGGGCGTGTAATATCGTTTGGCGAGAAAGTGCCTGAGATCGACCGCGTGTTGGCGATCGATTGCCGGCAGCCGGCACGATGACTGCGCCGAAAAAGGACAGGCCAGTAACAGGGCTGCTCCTACAAGATGTCGCATCACTGGTGCTTCCGCCTATCGCGATTGGGGAAAGCAATACATCAGATCGACGATCGATTTGCCATAGGCAGGCCGGCTTGTCCCTGCGTCTATCGACGCAGGATCGGTTGTAATCGGGTGCTTCCGGTAGCCCTTGTTGTAGATGGCCGCTGCCGCCTGATTCAGTTGGTCGGGCGTGAAGTTGGAATATTTTCCTGGAAGTGGCGCTTTCGCTTTCTGAATCATCCCGGCAGCATAGTTGGCCGCGAACGGTATGTTATACGCTTGGGCCGGCTTAACGCCCGGCCTGTTGGTGAGCTGGAACACTCCCATACCGTCGCCACCGCCGACCTCCGCAACATTTTTCCCCCCACTTTCCCTAAGCGCCAGTGCGGCCAGCATGTTTGGATCGATCATATTGGCGGATGCGGCTGGTCTCAATTTTGGCATCAACGTTTCAACGCGGGCAACATCGGCGGACGTCTTCCGAACTGCCTTGAGTGCGTCCAGGCATCTTTGGCTTAGTGCGGTCGTAAGGGTCTCCAGCGGCACGAACGGCGGATCATACCCGAAGGAAGCGGGCTCATCGTTTGTCGGCGGCATGCCATTCGGAAACAGCCAGGACGCCTCCGTGGGCAATATCGTCGGGGGCGATGGATCCGGGAACAGTCAGGATGGGTCGCTCTTGGCGCGCGCTGCGAACATGCCCATCACAATGCGCCGTAATCGACGGTCATGATGCCGTTCTGGACCGGGCCCAGTGCCCATGGGCGGATCGCCGCCACCTCCTGCGCCATCACCCCGATCTGGGGCACGTCGTCCCAGCCATAGCGATAGGCATAGATGCCGAGACCATCGTCGAGAATGCCGATTTTGCGTATATCCCGCTTGAGCCGAATGTCGGAGATACGAATACCTAGATCGCTTAACCCTGTGGCAGCACCCCCGATCCCCTGGCCAGCACTGCCCAGCGCGCTCAGGAAGGCAGGCAAGCCGCTCGTCGTCGATGTGCTGTTGCTGGCCTCAACGCCATATTTGCCGGTCAGCCCGTTCACCAGATCGGCGTAGTTTTTGACGCCGGTATAAGGGATGGAAGCCGCCGCCTGCAGCGCGCTCATGGCCGGGGCCACGCCAGCATATCGGGCGTCGGTCAGGCCGCCCGTCAGCCCCAGCGCTTGCAAGATGTTCGACATGTTGCCGTTGGCAGCCGCGAGTGCGGTCTGGTTGTCGGCATTTGTCTGGTTGCCGAGCGCCTGCGCTGCAGCAAGTTGCTGTTGCTGCGTCTGGTTGTAAAGGCTGCCGAGCCCGGTCGCGGCGTTGAGCGCGCGGTCCTGCGCCGTATTATAGCCCGCGTCCGATTGCGCGCCGACCTGCGTCATCCGGTTGAGCTGATTGTCATAATCCTGGTAGCGCAGATTATTCTCGCTGTTCGCCAGATTCTTGCTGAGCAGGTCCATGTAAGGCGTCGACAGACCCGCCCCCATACCCGCCGCGGCAAAGCGCTGGTTCGCGGCCTTGGTTACCGCGTCGTCCGATTGCTGCAGCATCGCGCCCAGATAGGGATTGCCCGTATTCAGATATTTGCCGCCCAGCACGTCCTTGTAATAGCCTGCGCTGTCGAGGTTGGCGGCCTGTGCGGTCATGCCCTGCAAGAGGCCCAGTGCGGGATTGCCGCTCGCTTGCGCCAGTCCGGTGAGCATCCCGATCGACGGGTCTTTCGCGCCCGCCTGCTGCAAATTCTGATAGGTAGCGGCACCCGGTCCGCCACCGTTGTAGATATTGGCTGCCACATTCTGCGCGCCATTGACGAAGCCATTGCCGCTGGTGATCGAATTGGCGAGGTTATTGTATAGCCCGTAGGCGCTCTGGCTCATCTGGTTAAGGTTGGCCTGATTGTCGTTGAGCACGCCCTGTGCGGTGGTCAGGCCCTGCGTGATATAGGGCGCATATTGATCGAGCGGGGTCGAGCTGCTGGTGCTCTGCGTCTTGGTCTTGCTCGAGGAAAGTCCCATCGTCTTCGTCCTTTTCGGGTAAGCGGCGTCGTGCGCTGGACCGCGCCGGCGTTGAGGTGATTGCAGGAAAGAAAGGGCGCCCCGCGGCGATCAGAACAGCTTGCGTACCGCCAACTGATAGGGTTCGAACCCGGAGCCACGCAGCATGCGCGCCCAGCCCGGACGGCTTTCCACCACCAGGCCCAGCGCCCCGATCGTACGACCCCAGGCTTCGACTTGCGGGATGATCCGGTCGCGTACCTCGCCTGCGTCACCTGCCGTGATCAGGCCGTGCACCTCATAGGCGCCCGTGGGATAAGATCGGATTTCGGTGATAGCGGCGGAGCCTTCGCTCCGCCAGAATTGCGCGCTTCCCGCCAATATGCGCGCATCAAGCCATTCCGGCGTATGCAGTCGCGGGTCCATCGCCGTCGCAAAGGCCGGCCGCCATTCCAGGTAGCTGCTCCAGTCGGTCATCGCATGTTCCGGGTCAGGGCCGGGCCTCGTTTCCTGGCTCCTCACCGGACGAACTTGGCGAAGCAGCTTCTATCGTCGATCCTGGCGCTTCGTATGAATGCCTCGAATTTCGGCATGTCCTGTCGAAGTCGGCTGCGCTGGGTGATCATCCACGCGCGATAGAAAACCGCGGGATAGCCGCGCCTTCCGGTAAAATTCCCGGCATACCCCACCACATTTAGCCTCAAGCCGTAGGGTTTTTGGGGATATAGGCAGGTAAAGGAGCGCAGGCCTGCCATGCGCGCGGAGCTTCGAGTGGTGGGTGTCGCTTTTGTGCCTTCGCAATTGATCCTGGCATAGTCGTTCAGGGTTTCGTCTCCCGTATTGGTTTCCTGCCAGATTCCTATGCGATTGATTGTCGGCCTATCATCCTTGCAGTGTTGATCATGCCCGATGTCGAAGTAAACACCGTGGATGTAGCGAAAAGTCAGACTGCTGTCGGCACAGGCGCGCCGGTCGTTCGGCACGCTGACCTGCATGCATATTCCGGGTATATGGACGACGCGCGCTTCCGTTTGTGCATTGCATATTCCCATAATGCCGCTCGCGATCAGCAGCAAGCCGCGACCCATAACGCCTTGCGACCGCATCCGCGCACTCCTTCAGGTGGCCCCACCGGAGGCTGAGGTGGGGCGCCTCCGGCAGAGAGGTATGACCCCCTTTTGTTCTCATGTCTAGATCAGCATCCGGAAGCCAACCAGAACGGCAGACGCCTTCGGACGCTCTCGATCGCTTGTCGCGATGAACGCGCCCAATTCGGATCGCCGTGGGACGATGTCTTCTGCGTATTGTATGGCCCGCGTCGATCGATCGCACCCGGGGCCTTCTGGTTATCCGTCGCCAGGCGTTGCAGGAAAAGGTCTGCGTCGCTGCCGACGCCGTCGATCCGCTTGCCCCACTGCTTGCCCCAATTTTGCCAGGCCGACGATGGCGACGAATATGTAACGCCGTTCACGCCATTGGGGGTCGCGCCGGCTATATTGTTTTGTGCCCGCGCTAGATGGCTTTGCCCCCAACCGCTTTCGTTGGCCGATAGGCCCAGCGGAAGAGTGACATCGGCGCCATGCGCATCGGCCATCTGCGAGGCGGGGATATAGTTCGTCGCGAAGAAATTGCTGAATTTTGGCCCCACGCAAACCGGCCTGGTGCTATTCGCGAACATTCCCCCTTTGGGCGCGCGCATCCAGGCGGTCTGCGGAAACAGGGTATTGGAATCCAGGCCGGTCGCTTGCATCAACTCCGGATCGGACGCGCTGGTGCCACCGCCGCTATTGCGTGGAAAGACGGTCATATTTCCTCCCATTGCTTCACACCGTCGTGCCCGCTGCGTCCTTCCAGACGCCGCTTGCGTGCCGCCAGACCGGCTTGCCCAGCGTTGTGTCATAATACATCTGCCCGGTGACCGCCTTGACCGGCCGATCGGCGGTCGTCCCGCATCCCGCCAGCCGCCGCATCAGCCCGTTGGCGGCATCGCGCGCCTTGCGGTTCCATTCGGCCTGGCTCGCTTCGCTGTCGCGGATCAGCAGGCTCATGGCCGTCCTCCGGTCACCGCATCTACGTCATAGCCCTGGGCCGAGGTCCAGGGCGTGCCCGCTGGGATCGCCAGCGTGACCCGCACTAGGTTCCAATTCTCGCGGCAACGATACGTCCCGTTGTTCTGAGCCGCAGCATAGCTCGTCTCGGTCTTGGCATCGCCTTGCCGGTTGGTGCCCGCGATCGTCACCGTCGCCCCCGCCGCGTCGGTCAGCGGCCGGATGCTGCGGATCCGGCTGCGTTGCCCTGGCGCCAGCTCGCGCATGGCGTCGGCGATCGTCGCCGCCATCGCTGGCCCGGTCAGCGTACCCAGTCGGTGTCCGCCGTCGAACAACATCGCCGCCGGCACGCCCCCGCGGAGCGCCGCGCCGTCCAACGCCAGCCCGTCCGCATCGATCGAGGCGTAGAGCGCGTCCAGGTCCTCCACGCTCGACGCCAGCGAGAGCGCCGGGAAGAGATGCTCGCTGGTCAGCGTCGCCGTGGTCCAGCGCCCTGAGCCAGGTGGTGACGCCCGAAGTGGCCGAGGTGGTCGATTATATGACGATCAGCGTGTCGCGCACGATCGTCTCCGGCGACCGGGTGGTCGAGTTCGAATGCGCGGAAGCCGATTGCGAGGCGGCGGCGGAGGAAGCGACCGCGGCGGTGACCTATTGCTTCCTGAAGCGGCAGGACGACTATCGCGTGATCCACGACTGGATCCAGTCCGGGCTGATCGAGAAGATCGGGATCGCGAAGACCTGCGCCGAGACGCGCGAGATCGTGCGCAAGCATCGAGGCCATTTCGACGAGGAGCAACTGGCATTGCTCCATTCGTCGGGGGTCGAGATCGCCGCGGCGACCGAGAATGGCGACGGGACGTTCCATGTCGAGGCGGTCGAGCGCGCGCAGGAGACGGTGTTCGTCGACTATCCGATACCGAGCGAGGAATTCCTGTTCGCCAGCCGGACGCGGCACGAGGACGACGCCGACTATCTGTGCCATCGGTCTGCCAAGAGCATGTCCGACCTGATCGAGATGGGGTTCGACCGGGAGCTGGTCGAAAGCCTGCCGGCGGACCCGATGACGCTCCCGATGGACAGCCGCGCGACGGTGCGCTGGCTGGACGAGACGCAGCATGCGCCCTCCGGCGTCAAGCAGGTGTGGCTGCGCGAGGAATATAAGCGCGTCGACCTGGATGGCGACGGCGTGGCGGAGCTGGTCAAGGTGTTTCGCGTCGACGACGTGATCCTGGATGCGGAGGAAGTGGACGAGGCGCCGTTCGTGGTGTGGTGCCCCTTCCCGCGCGCGCACCGGCTGGTCGGGCATAGCCTGGCCGACAAGGTGATGGACCTGCAGCGGGTCAAATCGGTGATCCTGCGGCAGCAGCTCAACGGGCTCTATCTGACCAACAATCCGCGCATGTACGTGCCGCAGGATTGCATGACCGAGGACACGATCGACGACCTGCTGACGGTGCGGCCGGGCGGGATCGTGCGCGGCAAGGGGGCGAGCAAGCCCGAGCCTTTGTACGAGGCGTTCGACATGTCGAAAGGCATGACGATGCTGGAATATATTACCGGCGAGCGCGAGAGCCGGACGGGCATCACGCGGCTGAACCAGGGGCTGGACGCGGACGCGCTCAACAAGACCGCGACCGGCACCGCATTGATGCAGGCGCAGGGCCAGCAGATGGAGGAATATGTCGCGCGCAACTTCGCCGAAGCGCTGGCGCGCCTGTTCGCGAAGAAAGTGCGGCTGATGGCGGCGGTGGGCAAGCCGTTCGCGGTCAAGATCGACAGGCAGGCACGGCTGGTCGATCCGACCGCGTGGCCGACGGGCCTGTCCGCCAATGTGCGGGTGGGGCTGGGATCCGGGCGCAAGGACCAACGGCTCGCCTATCGCGCGCAAATGCTGGACATGCAGAAGGAAGCGCTGCCGGTGGGGCTGGCCAGCAAGCGCACCATATTCCGCAACCTGGCGGCGATGGTGCGCGATGCGGGCCTGGGCATCCCGACCGATTATTTCATCGATCCGATGAGTCCCGAGGGACAGGCGGCGGGCAGCGCGCCTCCGCCGCCGCATCCCGATCTGGTCAAGGCACAAGCGGACGCGCAGGCGGCGGCACAGCGGCTGATGCTCGACCGGCAGAAGGCCGAGGCCGAGCTTGCGCTGGGGCAGCAGCATGGCGCCGCGAAGCTCCAGCTCGAGCGGGACAAGGCGATCGCGGAGGCCGCGCTGGAACGCGAGCGGATGGCGCTGGAATATGGCCTGGCCGAGCGGCGCTTCACCGAGCAAGGCGGGCGGCGGCGGCCACGCGGACGGCGCGGTCACGCGCCCACCCCCGCCCCTGAAAATCCGATCGCGGCGACGCGGCCGGGCGGAGCGCTCGACCAGTGAGCGAGGATATGATCCACCGCGCCAATCGCTGGCGCGAATTCTACGAGGAGGAAGGGGGCTTGCGCGACGTGCTCGACACGTTGCGCCGGGCCTATTTCGATCGCGCGGGCGATCTGATGCCGACCGATACGGCGGCTTTGCTCAAGCTGGGCATGGCGGCGAGGATCGTCGAGCAGGTGGATGCGCATATCCGCCATCTTCTTGCGGCGGGCAAAATGGAACAGGCGGCGCAGGATCATGCCGAGCGGATCGCCAGGCTGCCCGAGGCGCGGCGGCGCTTTCTTTAG